GCCAAGCATCAGGCGGTGATGGACCGTGCCGGCATCAACCTGGCCAGCAAGGAGAACTACGGCGACGAGGTGCTCCAGTGGGGCAAGAGCCTGATCATGTCCATGGGCGACAAGCCCGGCAGCTCCGACCCCATCATCGGCGTGGACGAAGGCGCCACCGACATCTTCGCCGTTCGCCTGGGCCTGGATGGCGTGCACGGCGTGAGCCCCGACGGCAACAAGCTGGTGCACCCCTACCTGCCCGACTTCACCAAGCCCGGCGCTGTGAAGACCGGTGAGGTGGAAATGATCGCCGGCGTGGCCATCAAGAAGACCCGCGCTGTGGGCGTTCTGCGCGGCACCAAGATCGCCTGATAAGGAGGATGCACCATGAAGAAGTTCAAGATCACCGCCCCCGTGGCGACCTATACCGGTTCCGGCTGGGGCCTGACCTTTGCCGCCGGCGTAGCCGAGACCGATGACGCCAAGCTGGCCAAGAAGCTGAAGAAGCGCGGCTACAAGGTCGAAGAGCAGAAGCAGCCCAAGGCCACCAAGGCTGACGAAACCAAGGCCACCGAAGATCAGCCCAAGGAGTGAGCATCATGCTGACCGCCATCGAATTCAGCCACATTACCGGGTGCAATCCTGTGAGCGAAGAAACCTTTGCCGCCTTACTGGCTGATGCTGAGCAGCAGCTGCACACCCATACGCTGTACGCCTATGTGGGCCGGGATATGGGCTCCCTGCCGGAGATCATCCGCTCCCATTGGCAGCGTGCTCTTGCATGGCAGGTGTACTTCCTGCAGCAGCAGGGCGGTATGGCCGCGCAGGCCAGCGGGATGGTGGCGGCCGGCTTCTCCATCGGCGATCTGACGGTGAACGGCACCGGCAGCTCCGGCAACTCTTCGTCAGCAGATGGGCTCTCCCCCACGGTACGCTCGCTGCTGCCGATGCTCCTCGCCTACGGAAGGGGGCTTCGCAAATGCGACTGACCCCCATTCCCCGCGCCGCGCGGCCGCACACCGTGGCCATCGCCCCCTGCGCCCAGCTGGACGTCAATCAAACGCCCAGTTGGGGCGATGAAGTCTGCTTCCCCTTTGTGAAGGTGGAGTTCACCACCCGCACCAGGCTGGAGAAGATGGACACCCGGCAGGAGGTCACCGGCGTGTGCTACATCGACCAGGTAGACGCGCCCACGGATCCCGAGCGGCTGCAGCACGAAAGCAAGGCTGCCGGACATCCGGCACGGCTTAGCTGGCAAGGCAAGGATTACCTCATCGAGACCGTGACCCCGCACTTCCACCCGGACGGCACCGTGCACCACTGGAAGGTGATCTTCCGTTGAGCAGTTCCGTCAAGATCGACATCAATAAGGCACAGATCCTCCGGAAAGTTGATCGTGCGTGGGAAGCGGCCCGGCCGCTGGTAGCGGAAACCATCCTCGCCGACTGCAATACCTACTGCCGTTTCGATGAAGGCACGCTGGTGGACTCCGGCCACACCGAAGATGGCGGCGCGCGCGTCGTGTACGATACACCCTATGCCAAGAAGGTGTATTACACCGGCACGCCCCGCACCCATATGAACCCCAACGCCAAGCTGATGTGGTGCGACCACGCCAAGAAGGCCCACAAGCGCGAATGGACGCTTCGGACACAAAAACTGATGGGAGCGAAGATATGAGCTACACCACCGACATCCTGCTGGAAGTGATCCGCCTGGCCCAGGAGACAAAACCATTCGCCACCATCCGCCGCGGCGCTCTGCCGCCGGACAATGGCATCTGCATGGAGATCGCCACCGGCGCACCGGAGACCACCTTCATGGACCGCCGCAGCGTGCTGGGGTTATCCCTGGTGCTTAACGGCAAGCATCGCGACCTGGCTGCCGTATCCGACGCGCTGAATACCATCCACCATGCGCTCACCCGCATGAAAGAATACCCTATCACGGAAGCGTGGCAGATTCTGAACATCTCCACGACCTCCGTTCCCCACCAGATCAGCCGGGAAGCAGATGGACAATGGCTGTTCGGCTCCTCGCTTGATGTGAAATTTTTTGAAAGGAGATAATCTATGACGGATATTCAGCTCAATCCTACCTGGAAAACCACCGTGCAGATCGGTACTGCAAAAGTAAGCGACAACTGGACCTATGCGCCGCTGTGTGCCGGCATCGAGAACCTGGACGAGGCGCTGAACGAACAGACCCAGCAGTTCTTCTTCCTCTGCGGCCAGGGCTATGCCCACAACGAAGTCACCGGCATGGCGCCCACCTTCACCTTCACGGGTAAGCGTGTGTATGGCGACGCCGCCCAGGACTACATCGACAGTATCAAGTATGAGACTGCCGACAAGCGCAAGACCAGCGTGCAGCTGGTGGTGGAACACGCCGGCAAAACGGTGATGACCGTTACCTGCGACGCCACCATTACCAACATCGTCACCCTGGGCGGCGGCAACGCCATCAACGTTCAGCCCTTCAACTGCACGTTGTCCCTCAACGGCAAGCCCACCGTGACGCCCGCCGCCTGATAACCAATACACAAGGAGGATCAGCCCGTGCATGTCATTAAAAGCAAGAACCGCCTCAGCGATTCGTTGATCATCAAAACCGGCGATAAGTCCATTACACTGCATGTGGACCTGGATTTGGCCGCCACGGCCCAGAGCATGCGAAAGGCACAGCAGCACCTGGCGGAAACCCAGAAAGCCGCCATTGAAAACCGGTCGCAGGAAACCGCCGAGGCTTATGGTCAGGCGCTGCGCGGGCTGATCTGCGTTGTGTTTGGCCAGGAACAGACCGACAGCCTGCTGGACTTCTATGAAGGGCAGCCCGAAAGCCTGCTGAACGACATCATGCCCTACATCTTCCGGCGCATCGTCCCGGCCATCACCAAGGCCAGCCATAAGCGGGCCCGCCAGCTGGCAAAGGGGCGCCGTCCGTGAAGCTGTATGAAAACCTTCCCCCCCGCATCCGGGTCGGCCGCCGTGCCTATCGCCTTCGGCTGACCTATGACCGGGTATTGGCCGCCATGGACGCCTCAAAAGACCCCGCGCTGACCGACCTGGACAGGCAGCGGGTGATGCTCCGTTTGCTGGTTCGCTCCCGGCTGCCCTACACAGCGGATCAGCAGACACAGCTGCTCAAGCAGATTCTGTCCTTGCTGGAGAATGCCGGCGGCTCATCCCGCGGCGGTAAGGCGCTCACGAGCCTCACCCAGGATGCGCAGCTGATCCACGCCGCATTCAAGCAGGCATACGGTATTGACCTGCGCACCCAGAAGATTCCCTGGCAAACCTTTTGTGATTACTTTATCGGGCTTCCGTCTGACACCAAGCTGGCGGAAGTTATTTCTTTGCGCGCACGGCCCATCCCGCCGCCTACACGCTACAACGCCCAGGAACGTGCCGCTCTGATCGAAGCCAAGCAGGCCGTTGCCCTGCACCTGGATGATGATCAGCAGATGACGAGCTATTTCCGTGGCACCCAGGCCATGCTGCGCATCATGCTTGACCTTGCAAAGCGAGGTGATATACATGAGTGACGGCAAGGTCGTATTCGATATCCGTGGTGATTCCAGCCACCTCCCTGTGGACCTGGACAGAGCGTCCAATGTTATCGCCAAGAAGACCGCGGGCTGGACCGCTCTGGCCAATGCCGCCGTTGGCAGCATCACCAACGTGATGACCAAGGCCGCATCCGGCGCTGCGGAACTGATCAAGAATGGCGTGCAGTATAACGCCCTGATCCAGGATTACACCACCAGCTTCACCACCATGCTGGGTTCCGCTGACGCCGCCCAGAAGAAAGTGGAGGAGCTTAAATCCTTCGCAACCAAAACACCCTTCGCATTTACTGACCTGGCCGACGCCACCAAGACCATGCTGGCCTTTGGCGTTTCCAACGAGGAAGCCAGCGTCGCCCTGAAGCATCTGGGCGACATCTCCCAGGGCAACGCCCAGAAGCTCTCCAGCCTGTCGCTGGTGTATGGCCAGGTGCGCAGCGCCGGCAAGCTCATGGGCCAGGACCTGCTGCAGATGATCAACGCGGGCTTCAACCCCTTGCAAACCATCGCGCAGAAGACCGGCGCGTCCATGGCTGACCTGAAGGCCATCATGTCCGGCGAAAAAACCTCCAGCGACTTCACCGATCTCCTGGCCGCAGCCCGTAAGGAAGTGGATGAGCTGGGCGCCTCCGCCAGCGAAAGCGCTATGCTGCTCTGCCAGATCGCGGACGATGGCGCCATCAGCGCTGACACGGTGGCCGCGGCCATGCGCATTGCCACCAGCGAAGGTGGGCTGTTTTTCAATGCGATGGAAAACCAGTCCAAGACCTTCAACGGTCAGCTGTCCACCCTGAAGGATAACCTTTCCGCCCTGGGCGGCTCCATGACCAAGGCCCTTTTTGACTCTCTGGCGGTGGACGTTATGCCCACGGTGAACGGATGGGTGGAACGCTTACAGGCTGCCTTCGACGAAAGCGGCCTGAGCGGCATGGGCGCGGAGATCGGCGCCATCATCGGCGAGATCGCCATGAGCATCGACTGGCCCACGCCCGAGGAAGCGCTCGCCGCCGCCACCGAATGGTGGAACACCGCTGGCGGTATTGTTGCCGGCGTGTGCACCTGGACGCTGCAACTGTTCGGCATGCCGCCCGCCACGGCTGAAACCGTGGGCGCTACCGTGGAAGAATGGTGGAAAAAAGCCGGAGACATTGTGTCCGGTACATGTAGCTGGCTGCTGAAGTTCACCGGTTTCTCACCATGGACTGAAACAGATGACAAACTGTTAAACGAATGGTGGGCGGGAGTATATGAAACGATCAAAGCTGGTATCAACTGGCTCTTGGATCCTCCCGAGTTCCCTGATGCAGCAATACTTGCCAATGATCTGACAGGCTGGTGGACGAATCAAGTTCTCCCCAAACTCAAACTGGTTTTCGGCATTACGCCCAAGATCACAGCTGGCGCCTCCAACTACCAGGAAGACCTGGACAATGCTGCAGGGGAAGTGGGGACTTCCGTCACCGAATCCACCGGAAGCGAGCTTGCCGGTGCGCTGGCAGCTCAACAGGTATATTCCTTTGGACAGAACTCTGATAGCTTCATTGACTTCAGAGGTATCTGGAACAGTCTATTCAGTAACGGCCCCCAGGCTTCCGACGGCAGCGTTGACAACGGCCCCAAGGCCTCCGGCGGCATCTTCACCGGCACCAAACGTCTCCTTTCCCGTGACGGCAGCTTTTCCACCGTTAGCGAAGCAGGCCCCGAGGCCATTCTGCCGCTGGACCTTCTGTGGCAGCGCATGGGCATGATGCTGGATACTTCCATCCAACACAGCATTGCCATGATGCCCCTGGCAGTCTCCCCCGGCATCCCCACCTCTGTGGCGGCTGAATCCGACCGGAATATGGATGACCTGCCCCAGCGTGTGGCTTCCGCCATTCGTGAAGCCATGCGTGATGTGCGCGTGGATATGGACGGACAGGCCGTAGCCCAGATCATCACGCCTCATGTAAGTGAGGAAATCGCCGCAGACGCCGCACAAAGGAGGTGGACGAGCTGAATTCCGATGTTTACCTGGACAACGAACCCTTGAATGCTATCTCTCCCCACATCCGCGTCATTACCATTGAGGAGCAGCCTGCCACCCGTACCATTCAAACGGTCGCGGGCGGCAGGATCGGTTCCCACGTCCTCCGCGATCAGGTTACCAGCATCAGCGTCCGCATCCAGTTTGTTATTCTCGAAAGCAACTACGAACGGCGCAAAGCTATCTGCGGCATGATCTCGAAATGGGCCCGAAACGGCAGGCACCTCCAGATCGCTGACCGCAGCAGTCAAGAACTCCGTGTGCGCTGTACAGCGCTCCCTAAGATATCGGACACCCGGGATTGGGGCAAAGTCCTTTCCATGACCTTCACCGCCTACGAAACCCCATGGTGGGAAAACACCGTACCCTGGATTGTTCGTAGCGCGACTGCCGGTACGGAACACCATGCATATCTACGTTTTGGCGCCGATCATCCGGAAAGCCAGCTGGATGTGGTTGTTACTGCCGTGGCTGCCGTCGACAGCGTAACGGTATCCGTATACGATGACCGCATGGCTTTCTCCGGGCTGGGCATGGCCGTGGGCGATCAGCTGCACATCGTGCACGAGGACGGCCTGCTGGTAGCCTATGTTCTTTCCGGCGCCAAGCGCCGCCCCTGTTTGAGTTGCCGTTCCGCTGAAAGCAGTGATGATCTGATGGTCTGTGAAGGCAAAAACAATCCTATCTTGCTGACAGCTGATGCAGCCGTGACGGCTGCATTCTCCACAAGGGGGCGATACGATTGAGTACAACGCATCTTCCCGTTTTGCTGGACAGCAACTTCCAGGAGCTCCGGCGCCTGCACCCGCTGCGCGTGGGCATCACACAGAACCTCAAGCCCCTTTCCGCCGCGGATATGGAGCTCTCTTTTGATGATGATCTGCAGCTCCGGCAGTTTGTTAAGCTGTACACCTCCCACGGCACTGCCGGAGTGTTCCGCGTGACAGCGATTCAATCCAGCCATGGGAAAACCAAGCGTGTGTCCCTCTCCCACGGCCTGTGTACCCTCTCCGATGGCATGATTGCCGGCGAGGGCGAAGCCTCCGGCAGCGCCAGACAGCTGCTGGAGGCTATTCTTCGGCCACAGAGCACCTGGACGCTGGGTACAGTGGATCCGCCAGACGATATCCTTCTCACCTGGAAATGGGACAACAGCAATCTGCTGGAGTCCCTTACCGACCTGATGGAGCAACTGCCCGATTACTACCTGGCATTCGATCAGCACACGCTGCCATGGAAGCTGCATGTGCTGCGGCTTTCCGATATCGACGCCTGCGAATGCCGGCTTAACCGGGCCATGACCGGTATTTCCATCAAGGAAGACGACAGCGAACTTTGCACCGTGCTCCATGTTCCTGGCGTGGCTGAACCCCTGCAGTCAGACACCATGGACACCTGGGGCAGTATTGAACGCACGTTGAGCGCTGACCCCGACCTTTCCCCCGATCTTCTTCTCACGGCTGCCCGCGCTCACCTGGAAGAACACAAAAACCCCAGGCTGACCATTACCATCGATGCCGTGGAACTGGCCAAGCGCACGCAGGACCCCTTCGACCATTTCACCTGCGGTACGATCTGCCGAACTACATTCGATGGTTACCCCGGGCCGATCCGGCAGCGCATCGTCCGTTTGCATTTCCCCGACATCATTGGCACGCCGGATGTGTGCAAACTCACCCTTTCCTCCGAGGCCAGCACCGCTTCCACGGCCATCGCCGGCCTTGTGGTTGATACCACCTACCTGCGCAACAAGGTATCCGGCAACAGCAAGAAAATCACCCTGCAAGCGGACGAGATCGAACTGCTGGGCAAGGAGATCCAGCTGAAGGCCAGCCAGACCCAAGTGGACAGCCTGGGCTGGAGGCTGAATGAAGTTGTCATCGATCTCGACGCCGCCAAAGCGGAACTCCTTCTGAAGGCCTCTTCCGCGGAGCTGAACGAAACCCAGACACGGTTGAGCAATGCGGAGATCCGGCTGAACGGCATGGACGCCGCCATCGCACTGAAAGCCAATCAGGCCATTGTAGATGAACACAGCCAGCGCCTTTCCGCCGCTGAAATCGCCATTGATGGCGCCAATGCAGCTATACTGCTGAAGGCTGATAGGACAGAGCATGACGAGCTGGCAAAGCGCGTTTCTTCTGCCGAGATTAAGGTGGACGGTGCGAACGCTGCGATTATGCTTAAGGCCGACAGAACGGTAACAGACGAACTGGGGACACGCGTTTCTGCTGCTGAAATCGCCATTGATGGCGTTAATAGCACAATCGCCCTTAAGGCTGACAAGATCGACCTTTTGGGCTATGTGACCGCCTCGCAGCTGGAAACCAACTACGCCAAGATTGCCGACCTTAATTCCGTACAAGCGCAGATAACCAACCTGACCGGCGGTCTCGTGACGGCATCAGTGCTGCGGTCAACGCTTTTTACCGGCAACCAGGCAAACTTCACGTTCCTGACGGCTGACGCCTTCAACCTTGGAAATGAGCTTGTCCAAAAGAAAACCATATCCATGGGCGATGTTACCAGCACGGGAAAAGCGCTTGGGATCGGCGACCTTACCCTTGACCATAGTCATGAAGTTACTGTTGGTTCCGACGGAAAGCTCAAGATGGGGAAGGCAACGGAGGAAGGCTCAACTTTTGACTTAGCCGCTACGCAGTTTTACAAAGACGGCGTGGCGGCAGCAACGACAAAAGGCGCGGAATCCCTTGTGTTTTACGCCGGCGGCGAGGAAGGCGTGGCTGACCTCGAGTATGGCACATCATTAAGCATTACGGCAACGACGACCAGAGCGGACGGGACGGCTTTGGCAAAGGGCATTTTGGTTAAGGCGCCACCAGATAACTATAACACCGGGTGGAATGAATGCATCCAAAACGCCAATGCGTTTCCTGTCCTGATCAACTATTACGCCGCAGGAGAGAATTTGTATGACAGCGCCGGCAACCTTGCTCCCGGCCCGTGGTACAAAGGAACTCAAGCGACGCGTTACTCACTCCCTGCATCTAAACCATAAGGAGGAAATCCCATGACCGTATGTGAAGTCCTGGCTCGTGCCCATGCCCTGCTGCAGGATTGCAGCATCCCGATGAAGGACGCAGTCGCGGCCGGCGAAGCCATGAACCTGATTGTTTTCAGCATCGCCGCGCTGCAGAACGCCACAAAAGAGGAAAAGGAGGAACAGAAATGAGCCTGAGTATTCAAAAAAACACCAGCGCAACTCGTATGCTTTCCGCCCAGGTGGACGGCAAAAACGTGCCCGTGGTGAGTATGACAGGCCAGGTGACCCCCGGCAAGGCCATGAGCATTTCCGTGGTGGTCAGCGATGAGAAGCTGGCAACTGCCAATGCCGCCGATGTGTCGAAGGCCGTGACCGCCTTTGTGAGCGAAATGCGGCAGATGGCCAAGGACAACGGCCTGCCTGTGTAAAGGAGGATGGCGAAATGCTCGTCACGACACTTTCATACAAGACTGACCTGAAAAGCGGGTTGGTCATGCAACCGCTTAACAATGCTTTCATGACGGACGATGATGATGCGCACCGATTTGAGGTGCGCTGTTTTTATGGAAACGAACCGGTGGATCTGATCGGGGCCGGCATAACCGGCTATTTTGTCCGTCAAGCCGATGGCGCTACCCTGCCCATTGCCGGAAATGTGGAAGATAACGCTGCTGTTGTGGTTCTGCCGGCTGCTTGCTATGCCATCCCCGGGCGCTTTTCCCTTGTTATCAAAGTGACCTCGTTAACGGTCATTCAGTCGGTTTTGTGGGTGGAAGGCACAATGAGCCGCAGCCACACGGACAGCGTTGTGGACCCCGGAACGTCGGTTCCGAGCCTGGATGAACTCTTGGCAAAGATCGACGCCATCGAGAGAGTCACGACCCGGGCGGAGCGCGTGGCGAACATGACCGCAAAGGCGCAAACGCTGCCCGCCGGCTATGACGCTTCTGCGCACTACGACAAGGAAACCGGCGTCCTGACCATCGGCGTCCCCCTGTCAAAATTCGAGGGCGGCGGTGGCGGTTCGCTCCCCGAGGGCGGCGAACCTTACAAGCAGCTCGTCACCGACGGCAAGGGTAACACCGTGTGGGCTGACAGGCTTGCATACGCTGAAACGCTGAAAGCTGAAGTCCTCCCGGAAACAGAGCTTATCTGGGTAGAAGATGCCGGAGCGTTTGGCCTTGCAGATCAGCCCACGACAATGCCTGCTGTTGGCATTAACCACAAAGTTACCTACAACGGTACAACGTATGAATGCGTTGGCATGCCGTATGATGATGGCTCTATGCAGGGCGTTTTCCTCGGGAACGAAGGTATTTTTTCTGATAATATTGACCCGACTGGGCCGCTGTTTGCTTTGATTATACTTTCAGAGGAAGCGGCTGCGGAACAGGGTATGTGGGGCATACTTTTTGCCCTTGATGGTGCCAGCTCTGCTACCGTGTCTGTTGAGATCGACGGCGAGAACGTTAAGCAGATCGACAGGAAGTTTGTGCCTGACAGCCGGTTCTTGGTGTCCGTTACAGGAGAAGATGGCATTCCTTCTTCATACAAGGCAGACTGCACCTATGAGCAACTCCTTGACGCATATAATGCCGGACAGCCGCTTGTTTGCAGATTCTGCAACACCGTGCTTTCGGAGACGTTCTGGAACTACTACACGCATGATTCTGGGCCCGAGGGCACGGCTGGCGGCTATATCCGCTTTGTCAGAAGTGTAACCAGTACGCATATTGAATGGATTGATATCAGAGTCGATCTGGATGGCAACACGGTTGCAACACATAGTTATAACGGTTACTCTCTGCCGATAGCTTACAAAGATGTTCTTGGCGCTGTGAGAGTCGGCGATGGATTGAAGATCGACGAAAAAACGGGAGTCCTTTCCGTCGATAAAGATGTCGTGCGCACACCTGTGAAGGGTGAGGACTATTACACGCCAGCAGACCAGGAAGCAATTGTGCAGCAAGTCATTGCGTCCCTGGGTACGCCTGTTTTCGGCACGATTGACGAAAACAACCACATCACGCTTTCCGGGCATCTTGTTGACGGCACATATACGCTCACTTTCGAGGATACAGACGGTTTCGTGTCGGATGTATGCACGATTGACAAGGGCGCGACATACACCAATGTCTTGCCGCTTGCCATTGCGTCTGATGGTACGCCTTTCAACGGCGGCCAGGGCTGGAAAGACGGTTATCGTCTTAATAGCAGCGCAACCGAAAGCCAGGATGCTGCTGCCGATGTCACGGGCTTTATCCCTGCGCGGTGGGGCGATACTCTGTATCTGTCCGGGGTTTCCATGCTTACAAGCGGGAACAGCCTTGGGAAAACGTATATTTATGCCTATTCTTCCACCTTCGAAAACCTTGGTGCTTACTTCCGTGGCGATTCGTCAATGGCGAGTGCCATCTCCAAGGGCGGCATAACTACGGGCGCAGACGGCAAGGTAAGCACCATCAAGCTTGATGCCACTACGTTTGACAGCGCCCCGAACAATGCCCAGAACATGAGGTATGTGCGCTTTAGCTGCGAACAGATCACGGACGAATCCATCGTCACGGTTAATGAGCCGATTGAATAAGGCGGTGAGATCATGGCACAGTACAAAGATTTCATTCCGCAGAATGTAGCGCCGAGAGACGCAAGGCGAATCGGCATCTATAATGCCGAGGGGGTCAGGGTGGGGCAAATTCCGCTTGGCCCCCTTACCTTCCCGGATGCTGGCGGGAAGTTGTACTCCTTTGGCGCCTTGTCTGATGTACATATTACGCAAGACACGGCAACGGAAGATTTTCAGCGTGCGTTGACATATCTTGATGGCAATGCGGATGTGCTGTTCACTTGCATCTGCGGTGACCTGACCGATGACGGATCAGCAGCACAGCTTGCCCAGTACAAGGCGGTTGTGGACGCTTATTCGCCCAACACCCCGGTATACGCTATCAGCGGCAACCACGAAGGATCAAACGGTGTTGTAACGACTGAAACCATCCAGCCATACACAGGACAGCCGTTGTATTATTCTTTTGAACAGGGCAATGACCTGTTCATCATGCTGGGCACACACGCATGGTGGAACCAGAAGTTATTCTCGGAAGATGAACTGCAATGGCTGTATGAAACCTTGGAGGCAAACAGAAACAGACGGTGCTTTGTGTTCTACCACGTTTTCCCGTGGGGCGATTGTGGCAATGCTGGTGGAGCCTACACATCGGATATTTTCACAGGCACCCAAGGAAGCGTATTTCAAAGCCTGATGGCCCACTACAAAAACGTTACGCTTTTTCACGGCCATTCCCATCTGAAATTCAGCCTACAAAGCATTGATGACAAGGCGAATTTCAGCAATGCGGCAGGTTACCGCAGCGTTCACATTTCGTCTTTGTCCGTGCCGAGAGACGCGAACTATCCAAGCGCTGGATATACGAATATTTTTGCGGATTCTGAAGGCTATGTGGTGGATGTGTACAAAAACGGCATCCACCTGCGGGGCCGGGATTTTGTCAAAGGCGAATACCTGCCCATAGCATCCTACTGGCTGGACACCACCCTCCAGACCGTGGCGGAGGGAACGTACACAGACAGCACGGGCACCATTAAGCCATAAGGAGGCGCAAGAATGATTGACATCAGCGATTTTCTTCGCAATGTGGACCAGATCGCCGCCGAAGACCCGGACTATAAGCTGGGCCACGACGGCAGCGACGGCGAGTGCGACTGCATTGGCCTGGTGATCGGCGCGATCCGGCGCAGCGGCGGCGCCTGGGACGGCACCCACGGCACCAACTACGCCGCGCGAAACGAAATGGAGTATCTGCTGCCGGTAACCGATGCCTACGACCTTAATGTGGGCGAGGTGGTGTACAAGGCCGCCATGCCCGGACAGACAAGCTATGCCCTACCCAGCCGCTACAAGGGCGACCCCGACCAGCGGGATTACTACCACATCGGCGTGGTGCGCAGCGTAAACCCGCTGCGGATTGTACACTGCACCAGCCCGGGCGGCATCAAAGAGGATAGCAAGCTGGGCAACTGGACGCACCGCGGATGGCTGCGAAAAATCAGCCGGGAAGGAGAAGAAAAACCCATGGCAAGCACCGAAACCGCCACCGTTGTGGCCCAAAGCGGCAACACGGTGCGCATGCGCAATACCCCCAGCACCACCGACCGCCTGTATTGGGACGTGCCCATTGGCACGGTGGTGCCCGTATCTGGCCACCAGGACGGTTGGAGCCGTGTAGCCTACGGCGGCCGCGTGGGCTGGATGCAGGATAAGTACCTGCTTACCGATAGCGCGGCTCCTGAGCAGCCCCAGGAGGCCGGAGGCAACGTGAGCGTTACGATTCCCCGTAGTGCTGCGGAGGCGCTGAGAGACGCTCTGGGCGCCGCGCTGGGGTGGGGGTGATGGCAATGGGTATATCGGAAATTATCGCTTTGGGGGCGCTTCTGGTGGCTTTGGTGACGCTGCTTATCAATCGCAATCGCGACAGCAACAAGGATACCAAAGAGGCCACCACCGCCCAGGTGCAGACCATGGTCAAGCTGGACGGCATTGCCAACGGCGTGGATGACATCCGCGTGGAGCAGCGCGCCATGCGCGAGCGGGTAGATAAGCTGGCCGAACGCACGGCGGGCGTTGAACAAAGCGCCAAGAGCGCCCACCATCGCCTGGATGAGCTGGAAGTGCGGTTCAACGCAGCGCACCCGCCCAGCAATTAAGGGAAATACACAAATCAGCTATGTTTGTCAACCAAAATACAACGATATACGAGGAGGAAAAACATCATGACTGAACAGAACCGTTTCCGTTCTCCGGTGCTGTGGGCCTCTCTGGCTGCGCAGCTGCTCTCCATGCTCGTACTGCTGGGTGTGATCGATACCGGGCTAAGCGAAGCCATCGAAGGCGTTTTTAGTGCTATCCTGCAGCTCCTGGCCGCCTTTGGTGTGCTGAATAACCCGACCAGTAAAAGCACACTCTAACAAAGAAACGGCAGGAGGCCTCTTGCTTCCTGCCGCTTTTTTATTTCACGTGATGCTATTTGAAAAGTTGCACAAAAGTTGCATAAAACCCATTTGCCATCAATCTACACAAAATGTAAAAGCCCTCGAATCCATTGAGATTCAAGGGCTTTAGTTAGTGGCTCCGATTGGACTCGAACCAATGACACTCCGGGTATGAACCGAATGCTCTAGCCAACTGAGCTACGGAGCCACATGGTTGCGGGGGTGGGACTT